CCGCAGGGTGTTGATTCAAAATTACAGGTGCAGTTTTTCCGCAGTCGTTCAACGATATCCATCACTCACCCCCTACCGTGTACCCGACAATCGCATCCACTGCGTCAGAGCGCAGCGTGTGCATACTGACGCCGCCGCGAACTGTGTACGCCCTCCAGCGGCCTCGGCTGGCGCTCCACTTGAACCACCCCGCGAGGGCGTGGTCCTTCATCACGAGAAACACGTCATCGCCATCTTTGCGCACCTCTACCATGTGTCGCTCCCACGTTCTGCCATCTCGTCTGCTTGAGCCTCGATGTTCGCCAGAGCCGAAGCCCACATAGCGCTGACCACCGGATGCTTCACCGGGTCGCGAGCATCGTCGAGCGTAATGATTAACCCACACCCAAGCACAATGCGGTCGAGGTACCACGGGTTCTCGTCGTGCGGGTGATTAAATCGTACGTGCGCCTCGCCATCGCGTATCGACAGGCCGCTGTACTTCCCCATGATCTCGACGTCGACGTCGTCAAGCGGGATGATTGCCGAGAATATCATTTACGTTCTCCCTTCATTGGCGCGAGCGTCTTCGCGATCTCGCGGATGTTTTCGTCTATGTCAGCAGCTACATTGTCGAGGCGTATCTTCAGCGCTTCCTCTGGAGCTGCGTCGTCGACGTACTCGTCCGCGAAGGACGCATACGCAATCAGGTCGACGAAACTGTCATGCTTCCGCTCGTTCGAGATGCGTGAGAGCTTCACGGACATCATCACGATGGCGACGTCATAGGGAGTGACCGTCTTGCCGAGCAATGTGCTCGCGAACAGTGAGGCGCGCTTGAACGACGGCTTCGGATCGCCGTACTCCGCCCCTCTCTGCGTGATGGTGGCCAGTGTCTCTTCCAGAGTAGCTCGGTGATTTTTTCGGTTGGTCAAGGGTAACTCCAATTCTCTTTGCGTGTTGCTGACAGCCGTGCATGACCGTCGTGTGGTCTCGGCCGAACTTGGCCGCGATTTGTGGATAGCTCAACTTCAACTCAAGGCGGATCGCGTACCAGACGTGCTGACGCGCAGCGACGAGCCTGTAGCTACGATCCGGTGACACCAACTCGCGCCACGATATCTCTCTGGCGTCGATGATCTCATTCGTAATCTTGACCCAGTCTCGCTTGCGGAGCGCGAGCTGCTGCTTCGTGATGGCGATCTGCTCCTCCCACTGCCGCTTCACTCTCTCGATCTGCTGCTTCGTGATGTGCTTGTTCCTCTCGGCCAACTCAGCCGCAGCCCGAGCGTCCGCCTCTACCTTCGCCTTGGCTTCAGCGATCTTGTCCAACCTGTGCCGGTTGGCGGCGTCGACCATGCGCTGACGCACGCCCTTGTAGTGGTCGGCGAGTTCGTTCATCACCATGCTCATCGGATCACCTTCACGCAGTAGAACGACGCCGTCGGGTGGTCCTGCGGCTTGAAGCGAGCCGTGAAGCTGTCGCCCTCCACAAAGCCCTTCCAGTGCAGCTCCGCGACGATATGCGGCGGCAAAAAGACGCTGTCGCCCGTGTCCGTCTCAGCGTATCCGTAGACCGATGCCGATGACGGCGTCATCATGCGCGTGATCTCGACTACTTCCTCCGGTAGAACAATCGACTTGCGCGTGGCGAAGTCGACGATGCTTTCTAGGGTGCCGCGCTGCGGTCGCGTCCTCATGTTCAGCCAGTTATCGACGGACTGCTCCGACACGTCTAATTCCTTTGCGAGAGCCTCGACCGATCCCGCCCTTCGGTAGGCGTGGAACACGGCTTCTAGTGGTGAGTTGTTCATTTTCTTCTCCCGTTTGTTGATAGAGCCGAAGCCCAGTTGCTGTTATCTCACATCCTTTAAGCGTGTCTCTCCGTCTGCACAGATCAACCTTGTTCCCATCTTAAATTCTTTCCTCGCTTCATCAATCGTTTGACTGGACCAAATATTGAAAATTAATTCAGAGACAGTGTAATTCAATCCCGTGCATTTTTTCAGCGCCAACGCATAATCGTGCGCCTCCAGAAATGTTGAGGAGCAAAAGACAGCATTGTATACTGCGCGGTGCTCGATAATCGTTTTGAATGTATCTTCTTCCATTGGCGTGACATAAAACATTTTCGTTTCTCCCGTTTCAGTTTGTGATTGCGTCAAGTACGACCATAGAGCCGCACACTGCGGCCATGAATAGCGCGAAGCCGATGCCCTCGATGATGAATGTGATGAGTTTCATAGTTCACCCATTTCCTTGAGGACATCGACAGCCACCAGTGCGCCATCGCGAAACTGCTCCGCAGTCTGCCAGTCGAGCGTCGAGTGGAACACGTCGTGACGCATACAGTCTTCGATCAACTCAAGCTGCGCGATGTTGGTGATGCCAGTGATTTCCGATATTGATTTAATGTAGCCAGTCATTTTCTTCTCCCGTTGGTTGGCGACGAGCCGCAGCTCCCACCGTTGTTTGTTTAACCTTCGTAATGCTCTGCTTCAATCAAAGCGAGTTCGTCGCGATGATACTGACCTGCGTCCCAATGAGCCAAATCAATGGAACGCGCAACATTAATACGATCTGCGAGACGCTCTGCCTGATCTTTCGTGAAATAAGCAAACCCCTTTGGTCCGTTGTGGTAAACACTGCGACCGTTACCAAGATATGCTACAACCGCAAAAATGTTGGCTTCAACTTCAAAGGCATCTGCTGCTACGATCTTCGTCATTTTCTTCTCCCGTTGGTTGGTGGGGAGCCGAAGCTCCCCGATTGATTATGCTGGTAGTTGATCGATCGTTAAAAAGTTTAGATAGAATGAAACGCCGTCTTTTCTAAACAATGTTCCAAAGTCACCAGATGGGCCGCCGTCGTGCATAACTGAGCAAACCTCTTCCCACCCACGGCTGATCAAGATGGCTTTTGCGGCTTTTCTGTTGAGCTTGTGTGCGTTTGTCATTTTCGTTTCTCCCGTTTGTTTGCCGGTCAACTCGACCGTGAATCAGTTATAGGCGTCTTCTCTAAAAGATACAATAGGGGAAATGCACATATCGCAAAAATAATTTCGCGCACGAAAAAGCCCCACCGGGCGGGAGGCACCGGTGGGGCTGGCGGAGACATCTCTCAACGCCGCTCGCCTGATCGACGAGTGGCGGGATAGTAGCAGAATTACCGGCGGTCTTCCATAGCACCGCGCCCAGCTTGAGCGCTGAGCAGGCCGAGAACCGGCAGCGGTATCTTGCGACCGTAATACCCCGCAGATGTCGCATATGGCCCACCAAGAGCCGCCAGAGTGCTCACGGGATCGAAGCCGAGTACGCCACCCAAAGCGCCACCAGCAGCCGTCGGCGCTGCGCTCGACCGAGCACCGGTCAGCAAGTTCTGCACGAAGCTGCGCTGCGCCGTGCCGCTATTCGGTACGGGGTTCGGGATGACGGACGCACCGGCGCGGACAAGTTCAGTGAATGGCGTTCCGCCCTCAGCATACTGCTGTGGCCCGATCCGCCTGCGTTCAGCCGCAGCAAGTTGTGCCGGTGGGATAAACCCTGTCCCGAGCTTCTCCTGCCCGGCTGTCCCCATCGCGTCCTCGATGCGCGAGAACACGGCGTAGCGCCGGTTCAGGTCGCGCCACTTATCTTTCAGCTCCGGGCCACCGGCAGACCGTTCCATCGCCGCCTCAAGCGCACGCTGAAGCCCACGCATGGCCTCACCGTAGTAGCCGAGCGTCGGGTCTTGGCTGCGTTCGGCCTTTGATGCGTCCTCGGACAGTGCGCTCTGCAATTTCTTGTACGTTCCGCCGTCACCCGTCTTCTCGCCGGTGACATACTTCAACACCTCGTCGACCCGCGCCTTGTAGACCGGCCTGATCGTGTCTGGGAACCCACGCACGTAGCTGTTCTCGATTTCGAGCAAGTCGTTGAAGAGCTGCTCATCGCCCCTGAGTTGCGTTTGCGCTTCAAGCGCGTCGTATTCCTTGCCGATCTTCACTCTCGCATCGCGCAACACTTCAGGCGTCGCGATGTCGCTATCGAGGCCAGCCTGCTTGAATACCGCCCTCGTGAACCCACGCTGCTGCAAGTCCTCGGCTGAGACTGCGCGTGTCGCAGACGTCGGCAGGAACTTCATCACGCTCTCCATAGTGCTCAGGAACGGGCTACCCGTCTCCGAGGCTGGCGTAAGCGGGACGCCGCGCTCCTGCAACATACGCACCTGCTCCGAGCGCATCGCGCCACCAGATGGCGGTACGACAGTTGTCGGCCTGACATATGGCGCAGCCCCGGCAAGCATACCCAGCGGCAAAGCCAATGCTGGCGACATACCCTGCTCGACGGCACCCTGACCGACGGTTGCACCGATAGCCGACGACGCAGCCTGCGCACCCGGCTCTGCCGCAAGCGTCTGTGCGACACCCTGACCGACACTGCCCTGCGGTAACGCACCGGCAACCACACGAGCTGCGGCAGCTCCTGTGGCGGCATCTGTCAGCGCACGCGACGCACTCTGCACGACGCGCTCCGTGGCCGTCTCCGGCTGCGGCAGGCCCATGCTCGTCAGACCCTGCTCGATGGTCTGCGTCGCCGTCGGCTGGTTCGCACCGCTGAAGTAGTTGTAGATCGACGTCCCGAGGTTCGAGATTGGCTCAGCGAGAGATGCAGCCGTAGCCCCGGCGATTGCCCCGGGGATTGCACCGACACCCATAAACGGTGCGCCCATAGCGGCACCGAGCATCGCCCCACCGGCAGGGACAGCCAAGGCGCGAGCGGTTAACCCACCCTGACGCGCCAACTCCTCTGGCAGCGAGCGGTTGGCCAGCTTGCGTTCGAGGAGAGCACGCTTGTCGCGGATCAGCTTATTGTAATCGACAGCCATATCACTGCACTCCTGCTCTGACTTGATCCAACCTAACCGCATATGCGGCCTTCGTGGCATCGTCCCACGACTCAAAGTTTCTACCCAAGGCTAGAAGGTCTTTGGCGTTTGTAGTTGCCTTAATCTGACCGACAAGGTTAACGCCACCCTTAACTAACTCTTCTGGCGTTGGCGGATTGGCTACTGCTGCGGCTTGCGCAGCGATAGCGGCCGCTTCGTCCTCCATGATCTTTTTGACAAGAGGGCTGCGCAGATCAAGTCTTACGTTTTCCGGCTCGATGCCAGCGTCCTTAGCGATGCTGGCATACCAGTCCTCAAGTGTCTTGACTGAGCCATATGTGCTCATCACCTTCTGTCTTGCGACATTGACAAGTTCATTGCGTATTTCAGGCGTTAACGATTCGCCGGTGTCTACCGCTGCAAACGCTGTCGCAAGTTTATCGCCTAAGCTCTTTGCGAGGGCAATGGTGCCAAACTCACCGGTATTAACGGCTAATCCCGGCTCCATCGTTAAGAAGAAGTTCTTGATCAGAGCGACATCTAGGACACCCTGCTTTGTACCCGGCGCTCCAGCGTTAGCTCGATTTGCGCTCTCCGTCATATTTTGTAACGTGCTTTGAGAGCCTATGAAATCTTGGACAACCTTTTGGCCTGTAAATTCCGTGCGTATCTTTGACGTTGCGCTCAAAATTTCCGCAGGCGAAAGCGTTTCTGCCTTAGCCTCAATAACCGGTACGTACTTACGTGTCTTCTCGTCATATTCGTACAGCGTCCCGTTTACGATTTGCGTCTGCGGGGGCTTTGCAGCTTCTGGCTTAAATGCTTTAGCCGCTTCGAAAAATGGCTTTGCGTCCTCGGGACGTCCAGCGGACATATAATATTGCCCGGCTGCCATATATTTTTCGTATGTATTCCCAGCGGCGTCTGTTGGTGGTGTACTGCCCACCGTAGCGTCTCCTGTCGGGACAGTACCATCGCCCACAGGTGCCGCAGCCGTGACATTACCACCACCCCTAAGAACCTCGCGCACCTGACGGTCGACGTCCGTCTCCAGAGCCCTAGTCGTGAGCTGCTTCGTGAGTATCTCCGACACGGCCTGTGGCGGCAGACCGCTCGGGTCGAAGCCGTACTTGGCCTTAAACGCAGCCGGGTCTTTCATCTCGTCGGCGAGTGTCCTTAACTGCTGCATCTCGGCCATCTTCTGCTCGTTCTCCGCACCGAGCAGGCGTCGCTGTGCCGCGTTGTAGATGTCCGTCTGCGCACCACCGAACGCCGGACCAAGCTGGCCGAGTAACTGCGCACGCTGCGATCCGCTCATCGGCTGACCGGCAGCCAAGAGCAGCCCGGACACGTTGCCGAGAGTGTTCAGCGCAGCCTGACGCACGTCGCCCTTGGAGACGCCGTAGCGCTCGTCGATTGCGTTCGGGTCTGCGTACTCGCCGCCGCCAGTGAAGAAGTCGAGAAGCCCTACCATTATCGTATCTCCTTAAAGCAGTCCGCGAGGGTATTGTAGCACCGGAGGCTTGCGCCTCTGGAAATCGAATTGCCGCAGCATCTCTACCGGGGCTTGCTGCGCCGACAGAGCCGCGAGCTGCGCGAACGACTTACCGGCGTCCGCAATGCGCCCCTGCTGCACCTTAGACGCAGCCTGCTGCTCCGTCGTCATCGGCACGGGAGCGTCGATAGACCCCGGCGCGATCTTGCTGCCGATCAGGCGCATCGTCGTCGCGAGGTCTTGCGCGTAGACGGGCTGCGTAGTGGCTGCGGCTGCTGCGGTTGGCTGTGCTGACGCCATCATGGTCTGCGGTATCACAGCGCGAGACGGGATCGACTGCTGGTAATACTCTGGCTTCTCGCCTGCGGCTGCGTATTGCGACGCCGGTGCTGCGGCTTGGTATGCCGAAATTGCCTTGCTAGGGTTATCTTTCAAGCCCAACCATGTCGGTGAAAGCGCACCCAGTATGCGTGACGATAGACCCTCAGCCTGAAGGTCTGCCACCAAGTCCCTGTTTGTCCGCGCCTTGTAATCCTGCACCGCCAAGCGAGCGGCCATCTCGTCCTGCGCCTCTGGCGTGAACGAACCGCCACCGAGCCTGTCGTATGTCGTAGCCGTGATCTGATACTTCCCCGCAGCCGATGACGGCCCTGCTGGGCCGGGTTCAAATATGCGTGGGTGCTGACCATAGCCAGAGAACTCAGCGCCGCCCTTCGGCGTGTAGCGCACGTTGTAGCGGCCACCGCTCTCCGGTGCCGCGATAGCTTCGAGCAGGCGCTTGAGTTCTGGGTCCATCACTGACCACCCCGGTAATAGCGCAGGAAGTCCTCATAGCTGATCGGTGCCGTGAGGGGCGTCTGCGTCTGCATTGACGGGCCGAGGATGCCGGACGGCATAGACGGCTGCGGTGCCGCGAGAAGCGACTGCTGCACCATATTGCCGAAGTCCATCTGCGTCGCGGCAGACTGTGGCCCGGCGGTGTTGCTGTAGTCCAGCGGGATCGCGTTGTAGAATGGCAGATAGCTTGTCGCCGGTGCGGTCGGGACATACTGCGACACGTCGAACTCAGCCATCAGCTCGTCGATGGTCTTCGGCTTTGCCTGACCGCCGCCCTGACCGCCACGCGATCCGCCTGAGCGATCTACGGGTGCGCGATCACGACCGCCGTACTGCTGCTGGTATTCGGCTCGGCTCATATTCCCGTACGGGCCATATGTATTGTAGACACCACCACCGCCATAGTTGGGACGATCTGACGTGACACCAGAGCCACGGCCTTGGTTCTGGTATCCGCCGCCGCCAAACAGTGATCCAATCGAATCAAATAGGCTCATTTCGCTCTCCTTATGCCGCAAAGGCGCGGCGCATTGGCCCGAACCCGAGGTTGACAGCCTTGCGACCGCCGATGTCTTTTACCTGATCGGGAAATTTCTTCTCGATGTCCTGCGCCATCGGGCCGACCACCTTCGGGTATGACTTCGGATCGCCCTTGTAGCGATATGCGTACAGGTCGAGGCCAGTCTCCTTGTCCTTGCCCATCTTGGTGATGTCGGTCTTCATGCCCTCGTCGGATGCTCCGAATAACATCGACCCAATATTAGCTAACCCAGTTCCGGCTGAACCAAGCCCACCGAGAAACGACAGCAACGAATTACCACCGCCAGACGTTGACTGCGTCGTCGTCCCGACACCCGGCACGGCAGACGTGGCACCGATGCGGAGGTTGAGCATATCGATAGGGTAGTTCCGCTCGGCAGCCCACCTCTGGTATGCGTCATTGAGAAACGCCTGCTGCTGCGCCTGCTGCGACTTGCCGATGTTCTCCAGAGCCGCCGCGTCCGCGTAGAGCGCTCTCTGACCGGCACCGGCAATGTCGGACATCTGGCCGCCTGCCTGAAGCCGAAGCTGCTGCCCCTGAAGTGCGCGGTTCATGTCGGACTGCATCAAGCCAGCAGCCGTATCGTATCCCTGAGCGCGTATCTTCGCGCTGAGATCGCCCGCCTGCCGCGCAGTCTCGACGTTCGACATGGCCTCGGAGATACCCTGACGTGATCCGCCAAACGCTCCGGCTGTGCGAGCGCTCTGGGCGATGCCCTGCTGCGCCTTAAGCCGCTGCGATTCCAGACCGCTTAGAGCGTTGGCCTCGACGTTCTGGAGGTATGGGTTCATGTACGCCCCGATATCGCCACCAGTGAACGTGCCGGGCTGATATCCCGCGACCGAAGCCGTAGTACCAAGAGCCGCGCCGTACGCTGGCTGATATGCGCCGACGTTCTGGCGTGTCATGTTGTACGACGCGAGCTGGTCTGGCGACAGACCGGCGACGGTCTGGCCACCGTACTGCTCGAACGGTCGCTTGGCGATTGCGTCCGCGATTGCGATGTTCTCCCGCGTCGGCTGCTCCAGCCACTTCGGAAGTTCTTGCCTCGACGTCGTCACTTGCGGACTACCACCACCCATGTCTCTTACTCCATCTCAAACGTCATGACGGTCTGCACCGTCTTCCAACCAGCCGCCTGAAGCGGCTTAACCAATCCGTGCCTCACATACGCCCGACCGTAGTCGCACCCGTGAGCCTTTGCCAGATCGAGCAGCTCAGGGCGCAGAGCCATGACGCTGTCGAGATCACCGGCACACAGAAACACGTCGATCACGCGCCTCCGTGGGTAGTCACCGATCTGGGTGACGATGACGGCACCGTCGTTCCAGATCGCCTGCATCGTCCCCTCACGCAGGCACTGGATTACGTCATCCAGATCGTGCGTCGATCCGCTTCTAGCTAGGCCGCGCTCCATAAGCGCGATGATCTTGTCTTCACCTAATCCCAAGCGGCACCGCCGTCGCCGTAATAGCACCGGCATTGCTGACCGTTATTCGGTACACCGAGCCATCGGGTGACTGCAGCATGATACCACCAACTGCCTGCGTAGGCGAGACTGCGTCTCCCATAGCCGACTTGATGCTCTGGAATGCTGCGGCCATATTGGATGCGTTGTAGTTTTCCGGTGGCGTGGGAATATTGAACTTCATCTCTTCCCCCTTGGCGTCAGGTCTAGGCGGATGTCGCCGACTGACCACGGCGCGTCCTCGGTTGCTTCTACCCGATATCGCACTTCTCGACCAGTGACGCGGATGTCCGTGTAGCCGCTTGAGCGTGGCGTGTACGGGCCAGCCGTAGTCTCTGCGGCTTCCGGCGTCGTGGAGGCGTAGAACGTCAGCTCGGTCGATGCGTATCCGTAGCCGGAATCCGTTATCGCCTGCTTGACCGTCATCAAGTTCTCGCCGTTCGCCAAGTTCAGCGATCCCGTCTCTGCGTAGCGGTAGCCAATCAGTGACGCCCCTGCGGCTGTCCAGCCGTTCTCGTGGTAGTACAGGTAATTGTCGCCGTCTGACGCTATCGGGTATGGGTAGATGCCCGACGGAGACGCAGCCGTGCGCGTCATCGCGCCGAGCGCCCACCAGCCCTCCATATAGTTGTAGCAGATGTATTGATCGGGGATCGAGTTGCCGGTGGACGGATACCAGAACCACACCTCGTTGAACGTGCCGTTCTCCGATCCGTGCGTGTAGAGCAGCCCGGCTGCTGGGTCCATGTCCTGCAACACGTAGTTGCCGACGTCGGACGGGAGAGGTTTGACGTAGCCGCCATCGAATATCCAGAAGCCGTTCGTCGACATCCAGATGCAGCGCCCTGAGAACGTCGCGAACGCCTTGGGCGCGATCAAGCCGCATCCGAAGCCGATCCGCTCAAAGCCATAGATGTACGGCAGGCCGATATACTTCATCAGCCAGACTTCTTCCTCGGTGAAGATAAGCGTTCCCTCGCGCACCGGGGCAGCCATGATGATCTTCGACTGCGTGTCGAGGTCGAGGAACCCGGCTGTCGTAGTCGCAGACGAGAAGTTCCACTCCGTGTAGTCCTCCTGACCGCTCCAGCCGACGCGGCGCGATTCACCGTCGCAACCAAAGCAGACGGCAAACCGTTCAGGCGTGACGATGACGCCGCGATTATTTGTCGGTACAGCTG